GCCAGCTCCAGCGCATCATCCAGCGATCCGCCGTCACACTGCTCCACAGCGAGGCGAAGCGCACCCAAGCGGACATCGTGACCGGCGCGGAACGGGCCTTCAGGCGCCGGGTCAGTCTTGCGCGTCCGAGTGCGCTTGGCAGGCGCGGTGTCGGCCTCTGGCGCGGTCGTGACATCGACAGGCTGCGCCGTCGCGATAGCCGCGTGCGCCGTCTGCACGGCCCCAGAGAACGCGCTGAGCGCCCTGCCCTGCGCCGGGTTGGTGCCAGGGTCCATGGGCTGCGCAGCGGACTGTCCTTGGAGTTGAGCGGCCACGCGCTCGCGTTGTGCGGCTTCCTCCGGATTAGGTTGCGCCACGGAGCCACCCCAACCGGCCGGGAGCTTCGAAGCGCCCATCTGCGGCTGCGCAGCAGGCTGCGGCTGGAATGCCGCTGTGGTGCGATTCTCAACCGGAGCGGACTGTGCCGCGTCAGTCTGTCTTCCCAATTTCAATACCATATTACTTAACCTTTCCTGTCTCTCCAGCTCCGCGCCGCTGGCTGGCGCCTCTCCATCTTGGAGAAATTCTGAGTTCAATGCTTTGACGAGTCTCCCTTGCGTTGTATCTTTGTCGCTGAGTGCCTGCAAGGCGATTTCGTCAATCGAGTCAGTCATAACGAGGATATGGTTTACAATTCGTTGCGCTTCGTTGCCCTGGCGGCGAATGCGGCGGATGAACTGGTCGAACAATTCATAGTCCCAGATCGGGCAGAACCACGCGACGTGCGCGCACGAGCTGCCCTGTAGGTTGAGCCCGTGGCCAGCGCTCGCGGGATGGCAGGCCAGGAAGCGAATCTCGCCGCGGTTCCACTGATCCACAAGCGCCTGCGTCTTCGCTTCATTGCCCTCGAAGAAGGTGATCTTATCACCGTAATGCAGGCGCAGCCGGTCCTTATCGTGGTTGAATTCGTAAGCGAGAAGCAACTGCTCGCCGTCCAGCTCCTCCAGTAGGTCGTCAAGCGCTTCGAGCTTGGTGTCGTGGAGGTGCGCGACCGTGTTCTTGGCGTCACCCATGTACACAGCGCCATTTGCCATTTGCTTGAGCTTAACGTACACCGCCGCCGCGTTCGCGCCTGTCACCACGCCGCCGGGCAGCGCCACCAGCATGTCATTCTTCATCTTATTATAGAGCTTGCGCTGCTCCTTGCTCATCTCCAACGGGATCACATGTGGCACGAGCGGCGGCATCTGGAGGTAGTCTTCGTCGCGCAGCGTGAGCACGTAGGGCTCAATGCGGCGCTCTATGCGCTTCGCGCCGCCGGGCTGGAGCACATAGTCGAAGCCGTTGTAGTCGGCCTGGAAATAGTTGTCGCGATAGTGCGTGATGTACTTACCAAGCGCCGCGCCATCGTCAAGAATTAGGAACTGCCCGAATAAGTCCATGTAGCCATTTGGCGCGGGCGTGCCTGTCAGCCCAAAACGACGCTGAATTCCTCTTAAACGGGGCCGAATCGCCTTGTGCCGCTCCGCTTGGCTGTTCTTGAACTTGGTCAGTTCGTCCACTACCAGCGTGTCGAACGGCAGACTCCTGCCAGCATACATCGCACATAGCCACTGCACTCCTTCAGGATTTATCAGCCAAATGTCGGCGTCGTCTTTGAGGCGGTCTACCTTCTTTGCTCCGTGTAGGAGACTGAATCGCAGGTGGCGCAGCTCGCTCCACTTTGCCGCTTCCTGACGCCACACGGTTTGGCAGACGCGGAGCGGCGCAATAACGAGAGCGCGTCGTGCACTGCTCCGCGACAACAGCTCCGCAAATGCTGCAAGGACGCAGCTTGTTTTGCCCATCCCTGGGCTCATCCACAGCGCCGCCGCGTTCGCCCCTAAAAGGAACTGGACTGCGCGCTGCTGATAGCCGTGCGGCTTCCACGGCCTGTGTGATGATGGCGCGCGCCGCGTCTGCATTGTCGCACCAATGGGCATCATAGCCGAGCCCCCGTAGCGTCGTAAGACGCTCCGCTTGGAGCGGCGTCGGTTCTTTGCGTTGGCGCTTGAACTCTATGAAAAGTGGCGACCCGCCCCTGAGTAAGAACATGGTATCCGGCCAGCCGCTTGTCACGCCAGTACGAAATGACAAGCGTATCGCGCTCACCCCCAAGGTCAATGCAAAGCGAATAGCCGCGGCCTGGATTTTCCCCTCTGGCGTCATCCGAACTTGCACCTTCCTGTTTGTGACTTGCTGTAAAAGCAGCGAGCACATTTACGGCCAGGACGCGGGAGGAACGTCTGATCGGAGAACATAGGCGCCACAGCGCGCTGCCAATCTGCTTCAATCGCTGGTAACTCTTCACGCTTCACCTCGTCAATGAGTTCGTTGTTGGGCGCTGACTCGTCAAGATACCAGAGTCTGGTAGTGACCTTCTGCACCGTTGGGTATTTCCACAAGAAAGCAGCGCCGAAGAGCTGCACCTGCTCTTTGCTCACGCCGTAGCGCTTGCCGGTCTTCAGGTCAATTGCCTCACCCGTCCAGTCTTCATACATCAGCGCAAGGTCCAGGATCGCGCGGAACCATGTCTCCTTACCGAACCACGTTGTCGGCTTGAATTTCGACGTGAAGCCCCACTGCTGCTCCACCACTTTGTCCTCGAATTGCCGCGCCTGCTCCAGCAGCACCATGAAATTCTTAGTCTCCGGAGGCGGGGCGCCGCGATTGGTGAGGTAAGCGGCTATCTCCTGATGCACGCGATTGCCGCGCGCCATCGCCGGCGATCCTGGCTCCTCTACTTTATCGAGGAACTTGAGTTTGAAGAACAGCGGGCAGCCATCTGGGCCGCTGTGCGCTTCCCAGCGCGAAAATGACCATGCTGTTAGCTGCTGCATATCGCGCATCCTGGATCAATAATCTTCTTTTTCTCGTCAAGCCAGCACGTCTTCGCCGCACCCCAAGTGAGTCCGTGCTTCGGCGTCGTGCGCAGCGGTACAGACAAGCGCGGCATCTCCATCATTTCGCGCAACACACCCATCTCCTGCACCGCGTTCTCCTGCACAGCGTTGATATTCAGTTCGTCATAGACGGTCACCAGGAACCGGGTGGACTTGTGACGCTTCGCCTTGTACCAGTCAATGATAAACTGCTTCGTCACGTCGGCGGCGCTGCCCTGTCCGCACACATAGTTGATAAGCTTGTAGTCCTTGCTGCGGCCATCAGGCCCAGGTGACTCCGGATGGTACAAACGCCCGCCCCAGGTCACGATAGGAATGCCCTGGCGTACTAGTTTTTTGATCTCATCCACCACGATCTTGCGGCCTGGAAGCGCTTTGTCGTGGAGCGCGGCGATTTGCTTCGCCTCTGCCTCTGACTCACAGCGCGCTTGGCGATAGATTGATGGAATGCCGCCGCCATAGAGCCGCGCGAAGGAGACGTTTTTGACGCGCGTACGCTCCAGGTCATTACCAGACTGCTCCAGGATGATCTGCTTCACCCACGCATGGGGGTCCAGCGTTGGATCGTCATGATACGCCTGCCACAGCGCGCCCTGCTCGTAGTGTGCGAAGCAGCGGAATTCCTGGCCGTCTACGTCGCGGTGGAGGAAGACACCACCTGGATCAGCAGTAATATATTTGCGGCAAAGAGGAAGCCGAGAAACAGCCAGGAAATCAGGGTGGAGATACCCGTCGCTTCGTCCATCGGTCAGCTCCTTTGCGATGTTGAGAAAGTTTGGGTTGTTAGTAGATGGTCTGCCGGTGCGCGTCCCGAACCCTTCCGCGTTGCGCACTTGGTTCCAGCTCGTGCTGATGATGCCGTTGCGGCGCTGCGCCTGCGCCAGCCACGGCTGCATGAACATCTTGAGGCAGGTCGTCAGCCGGTTGCGGTAGCCCAACGCGCTCGCGATCTGGGCTCCATTTGGGCCAGTGTACATCGCGGGCTTTAGATTCTCCTTGCTGAGGCTCAGCTTACCCGTCTTGGTCAGTGTCCAATTCTCATGCGGGACGATGCCGCGGTCATAGAGGAGCTTCGCCACGTCTGCGTCAGCGTCAATGTTCAAATCCGGCGCAGCCAGCTCGCAGCGAATCCACTGCTCAGCGGTCGCGAGATGCGTTCCGAATAGCTCCACATCGCGCTCCAGTCCAGGCTGGTCTACGTAAATGCCGTCGCGTTCGTTCTCCATCAGGATAGGCTGTAGCTCGCGCTCGCGGTCATAGGCTGGCTCCATACCATCAGCCATGACGCGCGGCCACAGATGCTCGAAGAGGGCGAGCGTGCGGCGCGTGTCGCCGTTGGCATAGGCGGCGGCAAGATCGCCGGGCGCGGTCCATATCCATGCACCAAGCTCCGATTTCTTCACAGTCCCGCCGTAGGTTTGCTCCAGCTGCGCGCGGTGTGCCCATAGCCAGCCGTGGAGTGCATCCTGCTCCTCCGGCGGCCAGCCTAGAAGGTCTTCGCACAGCTCCTTGAGCCCCAGCGAACGCGCATGCGGGTGCTCTAGGTAGGCTAAGAACATCGTGTCGTGAACGCGCTCCCACGGCGGCTCTGGCAAGCCCAGCTTCTCACACGCTACGGCTACGTCGAATTTGGAGTGGTGGAACAGGAGCGGTAGATTGCTACGCCAAGCGTAGTCAAGCGGCAGCATGGCGCTTTCGATGCCCATGCAGTTGTTGCCGCTCGCGTGACCCCAAGCGTAGTACTGCGGCGCGCGCCCAGGCCACGCGATTGAGACTCCAACCGGCGCGGGAGGATAGTCCGGCCGGTTGGGTGCGATTGGTTTTGTTTCAAAGTCAATCACAATGCACTGCGGAATCATGGCTTTGCGTTAAAATCTGAAGGCAGCTGCTCCAGCATCACCTTGGCGGCTTCCTTGATTGTCGCAAGTGCTTTAGCGATATCTACCTCCGGCTCCTCGTCGTGGTGCCCCGCATGCATACCGATAATCAAGCCAGCAGCGACGCACAGCGCAATTTTCGCGTTACAAAGTCCAATTTCAGCGACAGCGTTGGACGCGATGAGCTTACCAACCGCGAACAGCGCTGCGATGCGTTTGTCATGATCTTTACTCATGCGCCGTGCCCTCCGTGGCTAATCTCGTGATCCGCGCTGCTTCGATCTTCCGCCGGCGCAGAACGCTCCGCGTCAATTTCGCGGATGAACGTTTGGCGTGCTTCGCCTTCGTCCGCATCAACTTGCCCATTTCGCGGGATATCGCGCGCTTGAGCTGGCGCTTCATCAGGGTCTCGCCGGAGGAGAGTTTCAAAGTCGCGGACTTTGCTTGAGAAATCTCGGTTAGTATGATCTTCGCGTTCTGCCGCCAGTCTAGCGTCGGCCGAAGCGATTTCTGCAATTCGTTGTTTTCCATAGCCCACTACCTTCTTGAGAGCTTGAATGCACTTGCAAACCTCACGCGCTTGGAAGAGCGCGTCTCCGAGCGCATCATGCTTGGCGCTGTTGACTGTGCCAAAATCGCCAAGCTTGTTGCCAGACAATGCAAAAAGCGTGCGCACGTCGCGCGCGGCGATGTATTTCCATGGTACATCCATACCGTAGGCCTTATAGAGCGCCTCCAAGATCGGCATGTCGAACGTAGCACCGTTGGCCCAGATCGCGACGCCCTTCATCGCGCGGTACCAGTCTCGGAAATTGTCCAACACGATGCCGGGGTGCTGGCGCGCGGCCTTGGCCTGCGCCAAGCGCGGCTTGTCAGCCTGCTCCAGCCACCACAGCAGCGTGGACTCGTCTATCGCCAGCCCTTGGTCCAGCTGTGAGGTGAGTTGCAGATCGGCGTAGAAGCCGGTGTTATGCACATCGCCCGTCTCTGCGCTGAACGGCACGGCGCCAATGGACAGCACCACGCAGCCAGCGCGCTTACCGAGCGTCTCTAAGTCAAGCATCACGTCCATTGTTGTCTCCTAGCCGGATACCGCGTAGTCCACCAAAACAGAAACGAGAGGAGCTGCGCGAGGTGCTTCGTGCCATCTGTGAGCCCAATAGGTGAGCGCGCGCCATTCGGCCGACAGCATTTTGTCTACATCTTCGCCTGTCATGGCGAATCCTGTCGTGCTGTGAATGATCCTCGCGATCTGAATAGCTGCGTGCTTCGGTGTCAGCTTAAAGTCACCATCTGGGATATTGCACATCAACGTTTGTCTCCTGTAAAAGGTACCGGCGCGGTCTGATGTCGTCCCGGCTCTGACGCATATTGTCGGCTACCGCTTCAAGGCCAAGCCCGTTGTGGGAACGTCTCAAGGCCCTAGACCGAGAGGGTTTGGCGCTTTATCACCGCGCTTCCCTCTGTCCCACTCTAATAACTGTTAGCGCCTGAACCCCCGCATACTGCCCTGCACCGCTGACGGCGAAGGCTTCTGCTTATCCGGGTCCGGCGCCATGTAGCCGCGCATGATGGCTGATTCCGCCTCAATTCGCCGCCGCTCAATTATCTCGAATAGCTCCGGCGGCACCATGTCTACCATCTCGAAATGAACCATGTACTGCGACTTAGGGTCAGGCTCTACCCACATACGGGTGATAACGCCGTCCGGCGGACGCTTGGTTGGCGGCGCTGAGAGCGTCGTGGCGTAGCGCGACCAGTTCTTGACGCTCATGACCGGCAGCTTGTGGAGCACGATATCGGCGCTCGCGAAAGCCTGCGGCTCTGTGAACAGCTCCAAGTCGAAATCCCGCGAGCCGCGGCCCTTAGGTTTGAAGAACCCGGCCGGGATCATCGCGAGGCGGCGGCGGTTCTGACACGCCTTGCCCTTGCCCTTGTCGGCGCTTCCGTATTCGTTCTTGGGGCAGCCCCTGCAAGTGGCGTTCTGCGGCTGGAAATAGCTCAAGTCAACCTGCATAGACGTGTGCGGCCCCAGAGTGTCGATTTCCTCTGCGCCACGCCCGTAGGCATAGCATGTCGGCGGCAGCGGCGCGCCTTCTGTGTACTCACTGCCGTAGTAGGTGTTCTCAGCCACGGCGTCCAGCACGATCACACAGACCTGATTGCCGGGCATGGTCTCCTCGCCCAGCATCATGGTACCGCCTTTTATGGAGAGGAACGCGCCGGTAGTCAGCCGCTCCTGCTCTACGAAGCGCTGCGCGCGCTTGGCGTACTCCGCGTCGTAACTGACAATTTCCTTGTTCATTTTAGGGCTCCTATTTTTATTGCTAACATGTCTGTTTCTCGGCGCAGCTCTAGCTCTTTCACGAAAGGCCCCGCGCCAACCTCCTGCGCCATGTAGACAAGCTGATGAAGAGAGCGCACAAAATCACGAGCGTCGTGGGAATTGCGCGGCTCATACATGCGCTGAAACCATTCAACTTGCTCTGCGAGAGCTGCTTGCTTAGCGGTCATACTCATATCTTGGTAATGCTCACTGCCTTCATGTTCAACTTGTCAACGCCGGGAATGGTCTCGCCCGCTTCCCACATTTCCTTGACCGCTGTGTCAGATACGCGCTTCTGAATCAGGTCAAACCTCTTAGTTTGCCAGATGTAGAACGTAAATTCCGCCCAATCGCTGAGCTTGGGGACTGTCTTCGGCTTGATCTGAGCGCGGTACAGCAGCCCAGCGGCGCCAGTGTCAGACCCTGCGGAGAGATTGTTGATAATGTGTGTCTCAATCTCATCCTCGCGCGCCTTGACAGCCTCCACCTCTTTCTGCATCGCCAGACGCAGCTCGCGAACACGGTGGTATTCGTCCGCGCATAACCCGACGCTAGGCGGCATCGGGGCGCCAACAGCGAGGTTGCTCATTTGGCGTGCTCTTTCAACGTGATTTCAAACCCAGCACGCTCAAGATAATATAGTAAATCGCTCGCGTCTTGCTTATTTCCATTATCTTCAGCGTCACGAATATTTCGCAGCGCGTATATAGCTGCTTCTAGTGCTGTCTTGTATTTAGTAGTCATCGTTTGTCTCCAGTTCCAGCACAAGCGCCGCATTGGCGCCACCCCAAGCTCGCACGCATCTTCCCACGACCACCACAAGCTTTGCAAGCGCAGTCAGCGGCTTTCGCTTCTGATAGTAAATAATCTCTTGCAGCTTTAAGATCATCGAACGGTACGCGCCACGCTGCTTCACCGCCGCCAATTTGCATCGCCGTGTCGGGGTGCATTTCTTTACTGCGCCGCGCAAACGCAGCGCGGATACTGCGCGCGCTCAGCGCCTCAGCCGGGAGCAAGCCCAACACTTGCAGCGCGCGCTCTGTGGTCAGTCTCATTTCCGTCTCCCATACACGGGCCACGCAGTCATCCGCTGGTCAAATTCTGCCTGCGTTATAGGCTCGCGCCACTCCTCGAAGCCATAGACAACTAGAAACTGCCTTAAGATTCCCTTAAAGACAAACCCCTTCGGATTGTCCTTGTTCTTCAAATATGGCACGCCGCATGACCGCAACTCGCGCGATATCTGCCCCGCCGGCATAGAGCGATCCCATTTGCTGCTAAACAGCGATTCGCAGACGTAGGGGAACAGCGCAAGCAGCTCCTCCGGCGTGTACCAAGGCCGTATTGGAAACGTCGCCACGCTCGCGAGCGTCGCTTGCGCCACAGCCACTAGCTTGGAGTCGTTGCGATTAATCGCAGCGTCGGCCCACGCGGTTGCGCGCCCTAGCCAGCCCACTACGGCGTTCTGATCCACAGCGTCGCGCATTTCCTCTGCCAGCCGCTGCGAAACAGTCAGGGCCTCCTGCCTAGCCATGTCCTTCTCAGCCGTCATGGGGGCGCTCTGGGGCGGCCTCCAGCCTTGCAGGTCCACCGTCAATAACCAGTCTATCAGCGCGCGCGGCCCGCCGGCCTTCTTCCACCGGCTCACGCGGTCGTAGAACGCTTGGTCTCGTGCCTTTGGACAATCCACCACGATCATGCGCCGATCGTCGTGCGAGAACGCGCCAGCAGCTTTCTCATTACTCGTGAGAATGTACATGGTGTAGGACTTTATCACACGCGCCGGGCGGTATTTCTCATTCATCGGGCGCTCCAGATCGGAAATGAGTGCCTTCAGCGTGTCTGCGCCTTGCAGCAAATCGTCGCGCTTAGCCTCTACGATGGCTGCCATGAGACTCGTCTCAAGCCAGCCTTGGAACTCGCTGTAGAAGGACCGCGAGGTGAGCACGGTCCCATAGGGTGCGAACGCCTCCACCACACACTCGGACCACAGCGATTTACCGCAGCCTTGTTCGCCCAGCAGCACAAGCGCGAGCGGGACCTTCTCTTGCGGATTCTGCGCCTTGTATGCGATGAGGCGCAGCGGAAGCTCACGCAGCTCTGGCGATAGGTTGCGGAACAGGAACTCGCTGAATTCCAGAAACGGCGTTACATCGCCTTGTTGTGCTTGCCAGCCGCTCCACAAGTTAAGAGCTGGTCTTCCGTGATCTCCAGTAACAGTAGGACCTTCGTTAGGTCTGAATAAAACCTCGGAGAATCGTTTAGCATGTGGATGCTTAAGCCACGTTGCAGCAACGCTGATATCCTTCGGTGCACCTCGTTGGCCTGCTCCAACACCAATATGCTTGAGTGCGCCATAGTGTTCTCCGTTCACGAAAGAGTCCTTGGGGATAAAGAGTCGCGTCTTCAAATCGTAGACCATGTTCTCGCGGCTGATCCATGCAACCGATTGGTTGAGCGCAACCACCTTGGCGTCAAGTGCTCCGAGGCTTGGTGCAGCTTGCAATAGTGCCATGAAGGCAGCGGGCCCATGTTGCTTGATAAAGTCATCAAGCCCAACTTTTCCTTCGCCGCTTGATGGGAGGCGAACAAGAAAGCATTTCGCCCCGCGTTTAACCTGCAACTCATCCACAAGTCTAGCCTCAGCCGCAAGTATGTTCGGATTGCTCGCTGCATCCGAATCGAAGCAGATGTATATGTCGCGGTTCTGCGTTGCGACTTGCAGTAGTTCAGGTAGCAAGCCTTGGCCAGCCATGAAATTGAACACGCCGCCAAGCGCCATGACAGGGAACCCGGCAGCTGCGGCAGCAAGCGATTTAGCTTCGCCTTCGGTGCAAATGCAGGGTTCTGAGGGGTCCGCCAGTATGCGCGGCCAGTCCACGAGGGGCGGGAAATAAACTTTGGTCCCGCTTTGACGCGGTTGCGTGAAGCGCTGTGCTTTGCTCTGGCCTGTAAATCCAGCCGGCGTACTAGGCGCATTCGCCAGATAGCGGACCCGACAGAAGGGAAGCCGTAAGCCCTCGCGCGTGAAATCGGCAATGTCGCCTCCAGGTTGGAAATACGGCCACACAAGCGCGAGCGCCGGCTTGAACTCAGGGTAGATCGTGCTCGCGTCGTCTACAGAGAACAACCCAGCGCGGGCTGCGTCGTCTGGCGTGATACCGCGTTGCTCAAGATAGGCAATAGCCTGCGGGTGTAGCAAGGTGTCTCCAAGGCAAGCTCACTTGCGGGCGGCACCCTAAGCAGCGCGGTCCCGCTTTGTCAACTCAACAGCGCGGCGAGGATAAGCACCCACATGATGGTGCCTATCCAGGTTGCGGTGCAGATACCAGCAGCGGCAGACAGGTCACCCATGGCGCTCCGGCTCCGTGTGACGCGCTTGCAAGTCTGCCATAGCGGCGCACCGTACAAGCTCCGGACTAGCACCTGGGCTGGCCGCTTGGAGCTTCGCGACGACATCGGCGAACAGCTGTTGCGCGGCAAGGCGCGAACGCTCAGTAGAGTGATTCAGAGGAAGCGTCATTAGTTTGTCTCCTTAGAAGCCAATCGGCCAAATGCAGAGGCGCACACGCGGTCGAACTCAGCATACGCAGGGGCGCGCACGCGGTCGAACTCAGCCCGCGCAGAGGCGCGCGCGGTCGTACTCAGCCCGCGCAGGGGCGCACACGCGGTCGTACGCAGCATACGCAGGGGCGCACACGCGGTCGTACTCAGCATACGCAGGGGCGCACACGCGGTCGTACTCAGCATACGCAGGGACGCTAAGGAGCCTAGCCGATGCCCATGACCAGTCAAACAGGTCGGCTACAGCTATACAGTTAGCCTCTGTCACGTCCACGCCGTCAGGGAATCGCTCTTGGAAAAGCTTGACCTGATCGGCGCAGGCGTGTTTGGCGTGTAGAATTTTAGCGGTGATTCTCATTTAGTTGTCTCCTGTTGGAACTCAATTATGTCACTTTCTCCACATCGACGCGCGCCATCCAGTCCTTAAAGTCAACCTGATACGGTACGCGCCACGTTGCGTTGCCGCCGCGACGGCTAAGCGTCGGCCGAAGGGACTTAAGCCGATGCCTGAGCGTGTCCGGCTCAAGACCCGATAGGTGGCTAGGCGCATGAGCGGGTGTCGCTACGTCGCGTAGGAACTCAGCCACGCCCGGCAGGCCATGCACCACGGCTGTCCCGGCTTTGTCGGGGGGTAGGTCTGGGTCCGTGTCCGCTTCGGGCTCCGTGGCGCTCTGTGGCCCGTATAGGCGAATACGGACACGCCAGTTAGTCGCGCGGCCATCGGGGTCCGTCGGCGTTTCCTGGCCACAGTGCTGGCAGATGATGAGCTTAGTCATTAGTGTGCCTCAGCCTCTTCACGTGTTAAGTAAAAATGGATACCGCCAGCACATTCCTGCCAGCGATCTTCGCACCAGGCGTCGCAACGCACGGTTTCTCCGACGCGGTATATGAACCCTAACATATGCTGCGACATGGTTTCCGTGCCTTCTGAAAGCTCAAGTACCTCTGCAAACTCTGCGCGACACTTGCGGCCAGTGGCACTAGAGCGTCGCGCAGTTTCGGGGATGCGAAGCTTCACAATGACTCCGCCGCGCGCTTTCTTCCAAACGATGAGAGCACCTTGCGGGACGATAACTGTCATGGCGATAGCTAACTCTGCATTCAAGGCGCGCCTGAGGTTGGCGCCGCTGAGGTAGGCGCCGCTGAGGTCGGCGCCGCTGAGGTCGGCGCCGCTGAGGTCGGCGCCGCTGAGGTCGGCGCCGCTGAGGTCGGCGCCGCTGAGGTAGGCGCCGCTGAGGTAGGCGTGCCTGAGGTTGGCGCCGCTGAGGTCGGCGCCGCTGAGGTAGGCGTGCCTGAGGTTGGCGCCGCTGAGGTCGGCGCCGCTGAGGTAGGCGCCGCTGAGGTCGGCGCCGCTGAGGTCGGCGCCGCTGAGGTCGGCGCCGCTGAGGTAGGCGCCGCTGAGGTCGGCGCCGCTGAGGTCGGCGCCGCTGAGGTCGGCGCCGCTGAGGTCGGCGCCGCTGAGGTAGGCGTGCCTGAGGTTGGCGCCGCTGAGGTCGGCGCCGCTGAGGTCGGCGCCGCTGAGGTCGGCGCAATCTACAGTCATTACGACGGCGCCTGTGTACCGGTTCTTAATCTCAATCACGTGTTGTCTCCTTTATGAGTCCGCAGGCTAGGGCGCCCGTGTCTCATGCTGGCGCCCAGGTCTGAGGGCTAGATTCCCATTTGAGCAAGTGCTGCGTCAATGTTGTTCATAGGGCCGGCCGAAACGGGCGCGCTCTCAGTGAGTCGAAGGTGGCCGCCTCGTCGCGCGCTTGGCGCAGGAGGATGCGGACTAAGTAGTCGCGCTCTTGCGGGGTCATACTGGCCTCACGTCATGCGCCGACATCCGCGCAAGTTTCTTAACCTGCGGATGGTCCATGCGGACCGCTACCATTTCAACACCGCGCGGGTCTGTGTAGACCTTGGCAACGGTGCCGTAGCGCGCACCGCGCATCCACAGATCATAGAAAGGTGCAATCTCAACGCGCGTACCGGGCATCTCATGGAACTGCATTGGGCTGTCTCCTCTGTCTCAACGCGGCAAATCTAACGTGGCAGTGCTATCATGGCAAGGTGACAATGATAGCTTGGTTACTCAATAGTTTCTAGCATTCTCCGCTTCTGTCTCACTTTGCTCAAGGCGAATGAGAGACGCGATGATAGCTTTGCGTTTGGCGGGTGCGTCAGCCAGCGATCCACCGCGCTCCGACATGCGCTTAATAGATTGCAAGATGTCAACGGCACGCATGTCAGACCAATTCTCGCGCTCAATCTGTGCTTTGCTAGGCATGTCTAGGACTCCTTTGGTGTGTGGTGGCGCTTTGTCGCGCCGGTATGCGAACGCATGTCGCGCATGGCGTCATCGCGGCTTGAGAATACAGCGTGCTCAGACAGGATGCCTGTGATTAGGTCCGCGCACGCCACAACATAGTCTTGCTGCTTTATGACGCTGTAGCGTTGCCATTGGAGCGACATCTTGCGCTTGCCTTCCAACATATCGCGCGGGCTGCGCCTATAGGCGTGGGAATCGCCTTGGGCGCGATGCGAGCGCCGCACAACAAACCATATCGTGTTATCATACTTGTGTAGCATCGGCTGGCAGGCAATCACCCGCGCAACACCGCTGTGTTTGTAGCCAGGATGATCGAAATAGCAATCGTTGTGTTGACGTAGTTCTGCCATTAGGCCGCGCTTGTCGTCTAAGCATGTTAGCATGGTGTCAGAGACCTTTCCGTAATCCTCTGAGACTGCCAAATACCATGGCGGGTGGCGCTTCGGGTGCCGGTGCCGCTACTTGGGCATACGTCGCGTCTAGTAGCGTAGCCAATTGCGCGGCCATACTGCGGCGATTTTTGGCAGCGTCATGGCGCAACAGCTCTGTATGCTCCGCGCTTATTTGAATAGTGTTCTTAGGCATATTTTCCAATGCTCCTTAATGATCTGTGAAGCTCTGTTACCACGGACAATAATTTGCTGTCAAGAGGCTATTTTCAATGATTTGGCCGATATAACCGCGCCGCGCTAGGTCTGCCAGGTTTCCCCCTCTCTTTTGGTATATTATTTGTTATTACTTTATATATTAGCATTCTTTCTTTCTGAAGATAAGGGCGTAAAAGGACATAAATGAGAAATATAGTAGCTAATGTAAATAGTATTTACATAGCATTAGGAATTTAGTCCTAAGCATCACAACGCCACGTTATCATAGCATTTAGGAAACTCAGCCGTTTCGTAACTCAGGCCAGTAGAGCGCCCCCGGTTACGCGAATCGCCAGCACTCAGCTACGACGCGTCATAGATATAGTAGCACTCAGCTACGATGTATCACAATTACATTAGCAACCGCCCCAACGTAGTTACCAAGTTACTCCGAAGCGCCGTCATGACCGGTCTAGCCGATCCACTCCACTCACCTAAGTCATTGATACTAAACAACAAAGCTGGCTATTAACGATAAGACTTCGTTACTTGGTCAACCGCAGGTGGAATGATGGTAAAGAGGAATGCAACCTAGGGGGGGGAGTAGCTTCGATACGATGGCGCGCGATGCCTGTAATGCCCGCAAAAACGATGATTCTAAATTTCCCCGACTATCGCTATCATAATTACCAAGTATAATAGCACTCAGGAGCCGCGCCTACTTAGCTGCAAGTACCTCCGTTTCATAACATCACCACCTTCAAAAACCGCTTGACATGCCACCGCTCCGCGTCGCAGTCTCCCGATCATGAGTAACACCGCAACCATAGACGCCCGCATCACCCAACTCGAAGCCATGCTGCAAGCGCGCACTGATGGCGAAGGCAATCCTCGCAAAGGCTACAAGTCGAACGTCGCGGCGATCAGGCAAGAACTCACCCGCCTCCGCGCTGAAGCACCACCTGCATAGGAGCAAACCATGCCCGCGCACCTAGTTTGGATTCTCCTCATCGTGTTCTGGGCTCCCGACGCTTCCCGCGTGAAAACGCAGACGACGGACTACCAGACCATCGAAGCGTGTGATGCCGCCGCCGCGGAGCTTGACAGCTCTTGGTCAGCTGCGGTACACGGTGGTTCGACATCGTGGGCATGCTTCGGAGTATACCCTGACCCGACTGAGTGACAGGAGCTTAACATGATCGATTTCACCCATTTCGCGTTCGCCGCAGCTGGTCTGATCGTTGGCGCTGGGCTTGGTGCGTATTTCCATCGCTGGTTCGCCAAGCAGGCGAGCGATGCCCAAATCCATTTCGAGCAGGCAGTGGCCGCCGCCGTGGCGAAGGCCAAGGCCGCACAGACCCCGCCCACGGTGTAATCGTGAACCCCGGAGGCTAGTATGCCCTACAAACCCAGCACCCCGACTGGCGACTCCGTGAGCGGCATGGAGCAGGCGCTGCATGACCATCCCGGTGGTGGCGTTCATGCCCCCGCGCCCATGACGCCGGACGATTACAACGCGTCGCAGGGGCTGCCTAAGTCCAGCCGCATGAGGACGCCGGTCACTGAGGTACAGCGCGGTATTGCCGCGGGGCGCGGCGGCAACGATGCCCCCAAGGTCCAGCCTGAGTCTGACTGGACTAAGGCGCGCAAGCAGGCACAAGGCGCCGTAGATTTCGGCAGTCAGGTCAAGCAGGGCCTCGATCTGCTTGGCGGGAGGCGATAACGTGGCTACTGATCGCAATGACCCATTCCGCGCCGGCAAGGCGCCCATGAGTTCGCGCAAAGCTTCGGCGCCCCGCGCCCGCGGCGCTAAGAGCCCGGAAGACCCCTCTTACGGCCAAGGTCCGCGCGTTGACATGCAGTCTGCGCTCAACGGCGCCAACCAGGGCGGCAACGACCCGCATGGGCGGTTCCCGCCCGGCGCGCAGCCGCAGCTTAAGGGCGAGGCCAAAGAGGCTAACCGCCGGCAAGAGAACCGCGACAACCAGGCGATGCACAGCTCAGGCAGCGGCATTCCGCCGCACCAGTATGAGCCGACGCCTCCCGCCGGCAAATTGCCGTAGTGAGCGATAGATGCACATCTCCATCGCTCAGATGGAGCTTGCCTACGAGCTTCTGCGCTCGTCTCCGCCGTTCTCCGACTGGCATCTGCCCTCGGCCGACGACGTAGAGTTCCATGCCGTCCCGCTTCCGCGTGATCGCGTTGCCGACTGTCAGAATTTGGGCGGCGCGTACCGTATTCGCGTGTGCGTATTCAGCCACGCTACTCTGGACAATCTTCTTGTGACGATGGCACATGAGATGTGCCATATGAGAGCTGATAAGATCGCGCCACGCGAGAAGGATCCGCATGGGCCTAAGTGGCAGCAGTGCGCTAAGCAGGTTTGTAAGAAGCACGGCTGGAGCCGCTGGGCGTTCTGATGACCCGCCATAATCTCCCCTCCTCCTTCGACGGCTCGTTGACACCGCATATGAGCCGCAGTCGGCTGCGCGAGCAGTGCGACGACGTGGACGCCATGCTGGGCGGCACGGAGCGCATGGTCCACGAGGCTAACCGCTCCCCCGATGCCTATTGGGAGTTCCAGCGCCTCCGCGTCAAGTCCATGCCCAAGGAGGTGACGCAGGAGCATAGTCTATCCACCGGCATGGAGGCATTGCTTAAGCGCGTGGAGGAGCGTAAGAAGGAGAGGGCGATACAGATCATCGACGTGGAGCCCGTTGTGATTAAGGATTCGTATCATGCCGCTGAAGAACAGCCCGACGAAGGAAGCTAGGCAGTTCAACATCCTGGCTGAGATTCACGCGGGCAAAGACCCCAAGCAGGCCGTAGCCATCGGCTATAGCAAGCAGCGCGAGGCGATGCGTAAGGCGCAGAAGCGGAAGAAGCGTTGACGCGCTCCATACGCCCCGCTATAAGATCGATCTTCGAGATCGATCTCACCATTTGCCGGAGTGACACCCGTGGATGCCAACACCAAATTTGCCCCTGTAGTGGCTGACTCATTTCTGACACCGAATACCGGCGTCGCTGAGACCTTCCATTTCGTCAAGGGCGTGCAGCAAATCCGCATGACGCTTACGAATTTCGTGGTGCCTGTGCTGGCTGCGAACGATTACGGCGGTACCAAGCTTTGCGATCTCCCGCCTACGAATTTGCTCCTGTTCGCTCTTGAGGTGAACCTTATCACGACCAAGGGCGGCGTCACCAACGGCCTCGTGGCTGCGACGGACATTGCTATGTCAATCGGCACGGTTACGGCCTCCAGCACCACGCTCAACAGCACCATGGCCAACGCCATGGCATCGCAGGCCATCACGGCGGACTTACTCACCAACGCGCTCCAGGTCCACACGCTCGCCACTACGCCGGCGGAGCTTGGCATCCTGGACGGCGCACCCACGGCGGCGCTGTTCCTCAACGTCGCGGCTGCGGCCGGCATTACGGCTGACGATGTACTGACCGTTAACGGCACCATCGACATTTTCATCCTCGACCTGGGCAACGTGACTAGCCCCGGCTAAGTGGAGTAACGACTATGCCTAACGCATCGCTTCAGACCACGCGGTTCGCGCTCCAGAAGATCGCAGACGGTATTATCGGCTCATCGGCTGGCCAGACCGCCGTGGCAGGGTCGCTAGCTACCGGCAGCGAGATGCTGGAGCCGCAGGACTACAACGCGATTTTGCAGAAGCTTGACGACAACCTTGTGTCGAACATGCAGAACGCGTTTAATAGCGCGAACTACACGCTCGGCACCGGCGTTTCCATCGCCACGCAGGCGAATCATCCCTGGTCGCTTTGGCGGCTGCGTCTGACCCTTACGGCGGCGCTCGTTGCTGCGACCAATGCGCAGAAATATGGCCACCTTACTCTGATTACATGGCCGAACAGCAACATCTTCCTTCTCAACGCGCGCATGAACCTCATCGGCACCAAGGACGGCGCCCAGATTCAGGCCGCAGATCAGCCCACAGTGGCTGTAGGCTCAGCGGTGGCCTCGAATACCACGCTGGCTACCACCATGATCGACACGATTGGCATCGTCACCATGGCGGCTACGGCGTCGGCTGTTGTACAGAAGAACGGCCCGGCAGCGCTGGCTTCGCGCTTCATCGCCGCTGGCGCCTCAAACATTATCAGCCTAAACATCGGAGCTACCGGCAATACTGGCGGTGGCGATGGGTCCGTGTCGTTTACTGGCACGGTGGACCTGATCGCGCTGGATTTGGGCACGTTCGGCGCCTAGTTGACAGCGCTTTATAGGGGATGTAGCGTCATGCTCAGCGGTTGTCTCCCGCTTTGGACCCGCCGGACGCGCCGCTTCTCCCTAGGCGCAGTGCTCAGCTGCTTCCCCAAGCACATAGCCCCGGCGGAGTCCATCTCTTCATGATGGATGAAGAAGCCGCGAAACTTGACGAGCTTGAGGCTCTGCAAGGGCAATTTGAGCTGTTTGCTAAAGAATATTTGAAGGTTCGCGCTGAAACTGGCGAAATCGTGCCGTTTTCACTAAACGCCTCTCAAAAACTGATTCACGAAGCAGTTGAGAAACAGCGCAAGGAAAAGGGCTGGGTTCGCGCCATTATTTTGAAGGGCCGGCAGCAGGGCGCAAGCTCTTACACAGCTGCTCGCTACTATCACCGCGCCTCGCTGAGCTTCGGCATCAATGTGTTCATCCTCGCGCATGAGCAGGGCGCGTCTGACACGCTGTTCGGCATGGTAGACCGTTTCCAGCGCTACAACGCGCTTCGCCCCCACGTCGGAGAAGACAATGCAAAAGAGCTGGTTTTCGACCTTTTGGAGTCCTCGTATGCTGTGGCAACGGCCGGTGCTAAAGCTGTTGGACGCTCAAAATCAATTCTTCTCTTCCACGGTTCAGAAGTCGCCTTTTGGACCAACGCGCCAGATCACTTTGCTGCCTCTGTCCAAGCCGTCCCTCTCGCTCCTGGTTCTGAGGTTATCTTGGAGAGTACTAGCGCTGGCGCCGGGGGTGAGTTTTACGAGCGCTGGCAGGACGCAGAAGCCGGGAAGGGCGATTACATCCCTATCTTCCTTCAGTGGTGGCTGAAGCCTGAGTACGCGCGCGCTCCGCCGCCCGGATTCGTTCTCTCACAAGAAGAATCTGAGGGCGAGATGAGCGAGCAGGAATATTCCGATGTTTACAGGGTGCCGCTCGCCAACATGTGCTGGCGGCGCTACAAGCTCATCGAAATCCGCGATCCCGTGTTGTTCCAACGCGAATTTCCCGCGCAACCCAGCGAGGCGTGGACCGCGCCGCCGGGCATGACGCCGTTCATCTCCGCGCTCAACGTCATTCGCGCCCGTAAGCGCATCGCGCCGGCCGCTGGGCCGCTCATCCTGGGCGTGGACCCGGCGAGCACGGGCGACCGCTTTGCGATCTCCGCGCGCCGTGGTTTGCGCGTGCTGTGGACGCGCCACAGGAGCAACCTTAACACATTGGAGGGCACGACGTGGGTGCGAGCAGTCATAGACGAGATGAATCCGGCAAGAGTGAACATAGATTCCGGAAATATAGGCTCTGCGATTGTCACCAATCTCAAGAGCATTGGCCCTGGATATGCGAAAGTTGTCCGCGGCGTGAACTTTGGGTCTCCATCGGAGGCCAAAATAGCGCGCCCGAAGGTGGCAGGGCCGAAGAATCGCCGCGCGGAGATGTGGATGCGCTGCCGGGACTGGCTGGAGCTGGAAGAAGGCGTGCAGCTGCCTGATGACGATGCGCTCCAGACAGATTTGACGGCGCCGCGGCAGAAGCCGCAGCTAAATAACGATGTTTTGCTCGAAGCCAAGCACGAAATGCGTAAACGTGGTGTCAAATCGCCTGATCTCGCCGATTCCGTGGTTCTCACGTTTGCATCGAATGAGTTTCTCCAGGATTATACAGAGCCTAAAACCGCGGGGCAGTTCGGAAATCTTGACATGCCTGGGCAAGTAGCGCAGGAATACGCGCCACCTGTGTGGGTTGGAGGCGGCGGATATGGCTGGATGGGAACTTAGATGCTAGGAAATCTTGCCTCACACGTCCTCGTGTCGCCCGCGCGCAATGACGATTACCGTCAGCCGTACAGTAATCGTCCGCAATTCGAGATTCCGGAGGATTTCGAGGATGAGGCGTCTTTCCTCTCTACGATGCGCAAAGATTTTTATGACGACGTGCAGTACGACCGGCTAAACCGCGAAGCGGCGCTCGAAGACATGCGCTTCATGGTAGCTGACCAGTGGGACGATATCGTGCGTCAGCGCCGCGAGGCCGCGCGCAAGCCTGTTCTGACCGTTAACCGCCTTCCGGCGTTCGTGTCCCAGGTCGTGGGCCAGCGGCGCATGAACGAAACTAGCATCAAAGTCGCAGCCGACAATGGCGGTACGGTGCAGGTTGCTCGCGTGCGCGAGGGGCTTATGCGCTCCATCCAGAAGATCAGCCGCGCGGAGCTGGCGTTCGACAAGGCGCTAGAGAACCAAGTTATCTGCGGCATCGGCAATTTCCAGGTAGAGCTGGACTACGAGTCGGACGATGTGTTCGACCAAGAGATTCGCATCACGGCCATTAACGACGCCCTTGCTGTTGTGTGGGACCGGATGCTCAACGATCCAACCGGCGCAGATGCCAGACATGTCTTCCTCATCGACACACTCACCAAACGCGATTTCTACCGCCTTTGGCCGTGGGCTACTGCTTCCGACGTGGTGACGGATGTGACGCTGCGCGGCGATCTGCGCATGAACGGCTGGATTGCCGTGGACGACGTGCGTGTAGTCTCATACTGGCGGATGCGAACACGCAAGCGCACCAAGGCGCTCATGTTGGATGGTTCCGTAGTTGACATCACTGATTCTTGGGAGGAGGCAGATGGAAATGAGCAAGCAAGAATCTTATCCGGCATCGCCCAGCGCGCTGACGGCACGCCCATTATGCGCGAAGTGGATGAACGCTACGCGCAAATGTACCTATGTAGCGGGCTCGACATACTGGAGGGGCCCTATGAATTGCCGATTAAGCGCGTGCCCATTTTTAGAGTTCCTGGCTGGGAGGTCAACGTTGGCGAGTGGAAGCACCGCTGGGGCATCATCCGCTTCCTGAAGGACCCGCAGCGCCTGCATAACTACTGGCGCTCCGTGGTCGCAGAGAAGATCATGCAGACACCGCGCGCGGTCTGGGTTGCGCCGGATACCGCTGTCGCCGGACGCGAGAACACGTGGCGCAACTCACATCTATCTGACGATCCGTTGCTGATTTGGAACGCGGATTCAGCGGCGAAGCCAGAACGTATTTTGCCGGCGCAGATGGAGGACTCGCTGCTGGGTGAGTCGCAGCTTACCGTGCAGGACATGAAGGACGTGTCCAACATCCACGAGGCTAACCTTGGGATGCCCTCAAACGAGGTGAGCGGCGCAGCTATTGTCGCTCGTCAGCGTGTCAGCGATTTTGGCACGATCCTTTATCATGACAACCTTACCAAGGCGATTGAGCAGTGCGGTACTGTCATTAACGACCTTATCCCCTTCGCCTATGACACGCCGCGCGTGATTAAGGTGCTAGGTGTCGATGCGAAGCAGGACCTCCAGGTTATCAACGCTTTCGACAATCCCACGTCCATCGACATCGGCACGGGACGATACTCTGTCACAGTTACGACCGGCGCGAGCTACGCGACCAAACGCATCGAAGCTGCTGAGCACATGATGACGCTCATCAACGCAGCGCCGCAGATCGCGCCGCTCATACTTGATCTTCTCATCATGGCGCAGGACTGGCCGATGGCGGAGGAAATCTCCAAGCGCTGGAGGAAGACGCTGCCTCCTGGTATGTTGGATGCTAAGGACATGACGCCAGAGGAACAGGCCGGAGCCGCGCAACAGCAGCAGGCCGCTGGGCAGAAGGAGCAACTCGCTATGCAGACCGCAGTAGCAAAGTACATGAAAACGCAATCTGAGGCAGCGCTCAACGCTGCGCGGGCGCGCTCGTTTGGCGCTCAGGCCGACGCCACACCGGCGAAGGTGCAGACTGAAGCTATGGGCGCGGCATCGCAGGCCGCGGACCGTGAACTACGTGGTCGATTGGAGGCTGTCCGCGTCGCGGATGGCCATTAACAGGAGAGTGAGACATGCCTACTGGTGATGGCGTTCAAAAACAGCCGTCGTTTGAAGATCAGGTCAAGGTGTTCAAGGGCTACACCACGCGCGAGGGTGAAATCCTTGATCCCAAGGACGAAAACTTGAATCCGACGAAGCAGAATATCAGTGAGGAAGAACGCAAGGCCGGCACCAAGACGGTGGCGGAAGCAGCAAAGGAAGCAGCCGATGGAGACGATAACGATGGCGCAGTTAAGGCAGGAGATACGCCTGGAAAGGGCGCAAAAAGCACCGCAGGTGGCGAAGGAGCTGCGGGCAGCGACGACAGCTCTGATGATGTTGGGGGCGACTCTGACGGAGACGATGAAGGCGAAGACGACACTAAAACCGTAACGGTCGCCGAAGCCAAGAAGATGGCCGCGTCTGCGGCAGGCAAGCGCATCGCCGCGCTGACGAAGGACAAGCGCACCTTGGAGCGCTCGCTGGACACCATGGCAGACCGCCTGGAGCGCCTGGAAGCGCGCTTGACAGCGCCAGTTAAGGCTGTTACAGAGACTGACATCGGTGCGCCAGAGCCTGACAAGTTTGATCTTGGGGAGATGGACCCGCAATACATCAGAGCGCTTGCGCGCTATGAGGCTCGCCAAGAGTCTCTAGTCGTGAAGCGCGAAGATGAAGCCAAGCAGCAACGCGAAGCTGCCAACCGTGAGCAACGGGAATTCGCGCAGAAGAAGACGGCCTTGGAAGAGGCAGGCTCTGCTGAATATGACGATTTCTCTGAGGTTGTCATTGAAGGCGCGAAATGGTCTCTCCAAAATCAAGACGCGCCGGAGGCGTGGCCGCTCTCCAACACGATAGGTGAGCTTGCGTTCGCTTCCAAGGAAGCAGGTCACAAAGTTCTCTATCACCTCGCGACTCATCCAGATGAGGCGCGCAAAGTTTTCGCCATGTCCCAAGGGGCACAAGGCGCATGGTTTGCACGCAAGGAGCTTGAACTAGCTCCTCCGCCCGCGTCGGGCGCCCCTGGAGATAAACCCCAGATCAAGACGAGTAAGGCGCTACCACCTCCCAAATATAAGGGTCGTGGTGGCAACGGCACCGCAACCCCGGTCCCGACTGACTCGAATGATTTTGCCGCGGTAGAGGCCGGATGGCGAAACTCCAGTCAGCGGAGGCCAAACTGATCTAGGAGGCCCTTGTGGCTAACCAATTCCTCAACGCGCAAGAGTACGCGAATTCCATGCTCTTGCTTCTCAAGAACCAACTGGTCTACGGCCGGTTGGTAGACGGCCAGTTCAAGGATCAGGTCACCGACGAAAACGGCCTGACCATCAACGTCAAGCGACCGCCCCGCTTCGTCGCTAAGACCGGCGCCACTCTCCAGGCGCAGGACCTTGTGACCGGCACTATGCCTGTCACCGTGGACCAGTACAAGAACGTCCACATTAGCGTCGGCGATCTCGAATATGTGCAGAGCTTCAACGCTCTAATGCAGAACGAAACCATGAAATCGGTCGCGAGCACGCTTGCGCACGACGTAGATAAGTTCATCGCCGGGCAGACTCTCAAGTTCCACTCCTGGGTTGCCGGCGGCGCGCCGGGCGTAGGCGGCATCAACACCTCTGACCCGACGAAGATCATCGCTTCGCCTTCCCAGGCGATGGGCGCTCATACGCGACTCATGGCACAGGGCGTGCCTAACGTAGACCTCCGCGGTGTAGTGACCTTCAATGACGGCGAATCTATCCGTGGCTCGTTGCTGTCCAGCTTCACGCCGGAAATCAATGTCTCCATGCTGGAGCGTGTACGCATCCCGATCATCTCGGAAATTGACTGGTACGCCACGCAGCAAAGCCCGGCACTTACGGTCGGAACGCGCGCGGCCACAGGCGCCTCGCAGGTCAATGGCGGTGCTCAGAACGTCAACTCACGCGCCGTTCTCCATCGCCAAGGTGTTTGCTTGGGACTGGCGCAATCAGCAAGTGCTTGAATACTTGCAGCAATTCACCATTTTGGCTGATGCTGTGGCTGATGGTGCGGGGCTTCTGACTGTCTCCATCAGCCCGGCCATCATCGTGCAGGGCACCAGCGACGGCACGAGCACTGACGCCAACAGCGCCTTTGGCACTGTGGGCACCATTCCCGCCGATAGCGCCGCTATCACGTGGGTTGGTGTGGCCTCGTCTATCTGCCGCGTCCGATCTGCGTTCCATAAGCGGGCGATCTCGCTGGTTAGCGCGCGGCTCCAGATGCCGTTCACCGGCGTAGCTTCGTATGCTACTGACCCTGACACTGGAATTGCTATCCGCTACTGGCGAGGCTCGGATATCACGACAGGAGCGCACGTTCACAGATGGGACATGATATATGGGGCGGAGGTTATGGACCGCTTCCTAGGAACCAGAATTACTGGCACTTAAGCTGGATTTTTCTTAGCAACATCACCCCCGGTACTCACGTACCGGGGGTTTGTTTTTGAGCGGGGTGGTACGTGCGTTACAGTAGTTATATCTGTGGCTATTGACAATGGCCTGCCGCTATGTATACTGATATCTCACTTAAAGCGGAGACAACACAATGACGACACGTGAACAAAACAGAGAGCATCAGAAAGCTTACCGCGAACGTATAAACGCTGATCCTGCAAAGCGCGCTGCGCGTTTGAAGAAGCTCATTGAGACCCGCGCTCAGCGGTCAGAGACTTACTACAAAAATCTATATGACGACCCGACGCGGTATGAAGCATATCTTGAGCGCCGCCGCCTTGCGCAGGCGGCACGTATGCAGGACCCAGAGAAGCGCGCGAAAGCTAATGCGTGCGCATTAAAATATAACAAGGCTGCGCAAAAACGGATTGTGAGCAGCCCGCTTACGTGGCCTATCCGCGCCGTCACTCGTCTGCGTTATATCGCGAAGACTAAGAATCTGCCTTTCAACATGGAAGCGGCAGACATTGTTATTCCTCCTGTCTGCCCCGTTCTAGGCTTGCCGTTTGTATTTGGCGCTGATGGCTACCGCCATCCGCACGGTCCCAGCGTGGACCGCATCATCCCCGCGCTAGGCTACGTAAAAGGCAACGTCAGAGTCATTTGCAATCTCGCCAACCGACTCAAGCACGAATTGACGGACGCCGCGGACTTGCGTAAGGTCGTAGCTGATCTTGAAAGCCGTTCCAAGGAGACCCCGCCATGACATCTGCATGGGAACCATTTCGCCCAAAAGGTCCATTCCCTAAGTGGCCGTCGTGGCGCTATGGCCCCAACGGCCAAGCAGCAGTGTTCGACAAGCCGGAGGACGTGCCGCCGGGCTGGGCTGAGCGCCCTGACAACGCCTTTCACGTATCTGAGATACGGGAAAGTCCTATTGTTGCGGATACCGCGCCCGATGTTGCGCTTAACCCTTCCATTGTTGCGGATAGCCCGCTACGCAAACCCATCACACTCCGCCGCAAGACACCCTCAGCATGACGACCGCACAGACGATTATACAGGCCGCTTACAGAGAAAATAACATCATACCGGCAGGGTCCGATCCCACGACGGCGGAGCTGACTGAGGCGCTGGAGCGGCTGAATCGCTACATCATGGGCGTGTACGGCCATGAGCTTGGCGAGCCGATGATGGACTGGCCAGTGCCTGCGCCACAGCGCACCGCGGCGACTAGCGCAAACTACCCTCAGTTGCCCTATCCCCTGGATGCCCAGGGAGGGTTGACGACGGCGCCATTCCAAGCTGACCCGTCGCTGCTGATCTACACTTTCCCGCCCAAGAACAGCCGCCTCATCTTCGGCAGCGTCTCGCACACCGCGTGGTTCCCAGAGGCACCCGACGACGGCTCGCGTATGATGGTCGTGCAGGGTAGCGGCGCTGGCGACGGCGGCGTACCGCTCTCTGTGCTCACGCTGGACGGCAACGGCCGGACGATTGAGGGCAGCAACACCAAGACGCTGACGCAGCCCATCGCCACGCGCCAGTGGCTCTACCGCGCGGAGCTGGGCGATTGGGTGGTGATCCAGGACCTAGCGCTCAGCGATAACCTACCATTTCCCACTGATTTTGACGATCTGTGGATTTGCGCGCTCGCCATCCGCATCTCGCCGCGCTACGGCAAGGTGCTCAACGTCGCTACGGCGGACACGTTCAAGTCCATGCTGACGAAGCTGAAGGCGCGCTATCGCCAAGCTGGCGTTACCGTCTATAATTCCGGAGATATTCCGCGCTCGCTGCAAACTTTTATCAGCGGACGCTACTTTTACTGAGTAAAATCAAATGGTTACAGTACCATTAGGAACAAATTCCTATAGACGCAATTTCACAAATGCGCCTGAGATAAAGCTCGTCAACAGGTATCTTGAGAAGGAGCCGCAAAACTTGAGAGAGCACATCTCTCTCATTGGTCGTCCGGGCACCAACAGCGTGGCGCAGTTCGCTGGTGGTCCAGGCCGTGGTTACTACACCGTCATTGGCTTCATGAACTCCGATCTCTTCATCGCTGCGGGGCCTAATTTCTGGCGCTACACGCAGAACGGCACCAAGACGCAGATCGTTGGTACGCTCTACGTGCCAAATTCCGGCGATCCTGGGTTCCCGTATGTGACGTGGATGAAAGGTATCGGCTATGAATACCTGTTCATCTCTGATGGTCTCCAGCTTCAGTATTACGGTGGCGGCACGCACGCCACCGGCACGCTGACTAAATCAGGCGCGATCACCAACCAAGTGATCCAGATCGGCACAGCTTATTACAGTTGGAGCGCCACGCCAGCGTCCGGGACGCAGGATGGCACCAGCGCACACCCATGGCTCGCTCAAGTCGGCACCGGCGGCGCGGACGCGCTCACCAACATGGCCAACCTGATCGTGTTCTTCGGCATCCCAGGCACCGATTTCAGCACGGCGCTCAATGGTCCCAATCTCGACTACACGGCCACGTCCGACGCCACACACCTCTACATCACCTCCACCAGCCCCTATGCTGACGGAAATGCCATCGCCACCACGGTCTTCAGCGGCGCGAGCCTCGCCTGGGGCAGCGCCACGCTCACCGGCGGCAATGTCCACGCACTCGTGCAGGTGCCGGTGCCAGCTGGTGAGGAGCCTAAAGCCCTGGCTACGCTCAGCGGCTACGTGTTGGTGTCTATTGGCAAGTCGCAGAAATTCTACTGGATAAATCCGGGTGAGGTGGTCATTGATCCGCTGAATTTCGCGGAGAAGGAGTCCAACCCCGATAACATCGAAGACATGCTCACCGTTGGCGATCAGACGATGCTATCTGGCGGCGAGTCCACGGAGAACTGGTACGCCACCGGAAATTTCAGCGCTCCTTTCGCGCCCGTTGAGGGGCGCGTATACGCTCGCGGTACGGTTAACGGCACCCTTGTTAAGGTCAAGGACGGGGTTATCCTTGTTGGTAACGACGGCGTGGTCTATCAGGTGGGCTACGCCGCTGGTACGACTGCTGAGTGGGGCGTGCACAGAATTTCCGATCATGGAATCGAGGAAAGAGTTAGAACTCAGCTTCGGCGTGAGGCAGGTCTCGCATGACCACGAAAACTTATGTAAATAATACATTGATGGCCTACGTCGGCGCGGATGCTGACGTTGTAGGCGTGTCGAGCGCCACAGGTATGCCGGTGTGGCTTGGCGGCCAAGTATTCTTCTTGCAGGCGGCGGGGGCTAACCCAGGCCTGAGACAATTCGACATTGACGGCGGAGATGAGACGCTCCAGCGTTCCAGCACCTCCATTGGTGTGTTCAGTATTAGCTCAGCGCCCGGCGCGGCGTGCGTGACGCCGGACGGCACCAAACTCCATTTCATCTCACATTTCTCAAACTCCGTGGAGGTGGCGCAGGTGCGCGCCTCAGACTTGGTGCTCACAGGCACATTTGGCGCGGCTAGTGGAAGCCTAGCCCCTAGCACGTCCAGCCGTATCCTCGCCATGGACAAGATGGTCTCCAGCCCTAGCTCTAACCTACTGGTGTGCGCGACGCAGCTTAGCACGCAGGAGATTGACGAAATTTCGGAGTCGTTTGGCCCCACGGCTAACACGAACTGCGGCGTGCTGGACACAGCGCCGGCTATCTTCGCTGTCCTTGTCGGGCCGGGCGGTGCTAATGAGGCATACCTGCTTGGCCTACCATGGCGCAACGGCACCACCACGTCGACCGGCTCTATGTCTCTGTACCGCCTCACGACTGGCGCGCTTGTCAAGATCGGCAGTATCACGCCTGCGAATATAGACGCGACGTGGACTCACTTTTTCCGCGTCGCCGGTATCGCCTACGACGCGAGCGACGGTAATCTGCTGATCGGTGTACAGACCACTGACGCGGTTTCCAATCAGCAATACATCGTGAAGCTCAACGCGACCACTGCGGCGGTCATGTGGACGCGCGCTATTACGCTGCTGACGCCGTATCCGCACAGCTTCACCTTCAGCCGCGTTAACGGCAAATATCATTATCTGGACGGCGCCTCGCTGGCGCGGCATATAAACACTGCTGATGGCTCGCAGACGACGGAGACGGTAACAGGGCTATCCAGCACCAGCCTCACTGTGCAATTATCAGACGACACCACGAACAGCGTCATTTTCTACGGGCATTTCACCGCGGGAGCGTCGCCGCCAGACTATGTAGGTAGCGTCATGGGTGTTGGGGGCAATCACAACCTAACGGCGTGGATGCGCCTCTGGTTCGCTACGGCAGGCGGCGGAGGTGGCGGTGACGGTGGCAATCGCGGTGGCCTCACGCTCAGCCGCAAGCGCGCGTGGACCTACACACAGGACGGTCACACGTTCTACGTGCTGGACCTCTCGACCGAGGGGACCTGGGTCTACGATCTGACGACCAAGCAGTGGTCGCAGTTCCAGACTGTGGGCAGCGGCCAATGGGACGTGCAGGCAGGTACGCAGTGGAACAGCATTCGCATCGTGGGCGGTGATCTCACTACGACGGACATGTGGGAGCTGGTGCCTTCTGCGCTGCAAGACCATGACGGCGCTGCGGACATCGCGCATATCGTCACCGGCGCGCTGCAAACGCGCTCGCGCAATTATAATTCCGTTGAGAGCGTGGTGCTCACTGGTTCCTCTAACAAGATCGGCAACCCAACTAGCTCTGCGATGCTGCTACGCTGGAGCGACGACAACGGCGTGACATGGAACGCCTATTACAGCGTGCCGCTGACGGCGGGCGTGGTGACAGAGGTGGCGTGGCGCTCGCTGGGCGCGTTCGCGCTGCCAGGGCGCATATTCGAGGTGAGCGATAGCGGTGGGATGGTAAGAATTGACGGGATGGATTGTTTCACGCCTGACTTTGATGATGACTCCTCTGGACAGCAGGGCGGCTAGCCGTGGTCGGCGTTACCAACCCGTTACAGTGGAATGTCCAGATCGTAGACAAGTCTGGTCTGCCGACACCTGAGTTTTTGGTCAAGTGGAACAACCAGAAGGCGATAAATAGCGCCATTCCCTTCGCCACGGGCACCGGCATCTTCGTACAGACCAGCGCCTCTACCTGGGTGGTGCGATCACCGTAACCAACGGCAGCGGCGTGGCGGGCAATCCCATGATCACGCTGGCTAACACAGCGGTTGCGCCTGCGACCTACGGCGATTCTACGCACGTCGGCCAGTTCACGGTGGACCAGCAGGGCCGCCTAACGTTCGCGGCCAATGTCGCGATCAGCGCTACGCCAGCGCTCACGAATAACCATATTTTCGTCGGCAACGGCTCTAACGTCGCTACCGACGTGGCGATGAGCGGCGACGCGACGATTGTCGCCAGCGGGGCTCTAACAGTTGGGGCTAATAAAATCCAAGAAGGTAAACTAGACCTTTCTGACGTGACAACTTTTAATGTGACGACAGCGCGCCACGGTTTCGCCCCCAAGGCGCCAAATGATGCTTCTAAATTCTTAGATGGAACAGGAGCTTATACTACACCTAGCGGATTTGCCCCCGGCGGAGCGCCATACTATCCAGGTTATCAGGCGGGACGATTTTATGGGACCCCATATGCCTCATCTGGAGGCACTAGAACAACGGCGGCCAACATTTTGTATGCCGCACCATTTTATTGTGCGGTCGCGACAACATTTACAAAGATAGGTTTTCGGTGCACATCAGGTGGAGCGGGCAATTTTGAACTAGGAATATACAATAATAACAACGGCATACCGGGTACTCTGTTTCATGACTTTGGTTCAACTGTAGTCACCACTAGCTCATTCGTGGCCAATACTCTAACCGGGCAGACTATTACCCTAGCGGTTGGCTGGTACTGGCTCGCAGTGGCATTTAGTTCTGCTAGCGTCGCGTGCCAAGTAGTGGTGGGCACAGAAGCCGGTAACTTTCTGGGTGTCACTGACCCCAATGCATTTGCGATTGATTTATCGGGAGCTTGGACGTATAGCGCGGGCAATCTTCCAAGTCCTTTTCCTACTCCGGTCTACGGGGCGAGTACGACAATACGCATTTTGCTAGGCCTTTGACCGCAGCTTGACGCCGCCCTATCAAGGCTGATATGGTCCGATGCTTAAGTCAGAGGTGCACTCGTGGCAAACTACGTTGACGGCGCGGTCTATGACTGGAAAGCGGTGACGCCTAGCGACTCTGTGCCCATTCCCCTGACTAACGGCATCTACGTCGATGTGACCGGCTCTCTGATTTTAACCTCTGTTAACGGCAACACGGAGACTTTCTCCAACGTCGCGGCCGGTATCTGCCACCCCTTCGCAGCGACTAAGGTAGGCGCCAGCAGCGGCGCCACGGGGATCAAAGCGCTCTATTACAGGAGGGCATAAGTGTCATGCTTATACTCGCGTTAGCGGTATGGCAAAACCTAGTTGGCAGTGCAGACGATGTGATTCTCTGGGATGACGGCAGCGACATTCTCTGGGATGACGGCTCACAAATTCTATGTGATAGCTAGTCATGGCAGCTAAGATTGGTGCGGCTCCTAGTGGCGAATTGTCCGTAATGGTCGGAACTGAAAAGTTCCCTGTCACAGGCAGCAAATTTGTCCAGGGCTCGACTATCGTAAATCTCGCTAAGCTCCAGAAGCTTAGCGCGTTCGCGGCTACGAGTTCGGCGGAATTAGCTAGCGTAATCTCTGATGAGACAGGTAGTGGTGCCTTAGTTTTCGGCACAAATTCCGTTCTGACGACACCAAATTTAGGCGTGCCTTCCGCAGCCACGCTGACGAACGCTACAGGTCTGCCTGTCTCGACTGGCATATCTGGATTAGGTACGGGCGTTGCTACCCTATTAGGCGGCACGTCATCTGGTTCCGGAGGTATCGCTGGCACTACGAGCCCTATTTTTGTGGCTCCAACATTGGGCACGGCCGCGTGTACTCAACTGAATATGACCGGCGCAGTTCAGGGTGGAACCAATGTCACCATGAATAATACCGGTTTTCTCGGTACTGCATCCCGTGGCGGGTTTGTCTGGTCTGCCGATGGCGTAATGCGCCTTCGGAATAATGGCGACACCGACTTTTCGCGCCTGCAATTCGGCGGGACGACATCGTCATTTCCAGCCATTAAGCGTTCTACTACCTCACTAGGCATTAGACTTGCCGACGATAGCGCAGACGCTGATCTTACAGCGGCCCATCTCATATCGTCAGCAACGATAAGACTTAAGGGTTACACTGTTGCCACGCTCCCTTCCGGTATTCAAGGCGATGAAGCGTTTGTTACCGACGCCTTAACTCCAGCATTCCTTACCACAATCGTGGGCGGCGGCAGTGTTGTTGCGCCTGTATTCTATAACGGAACTAATTGGGTCGGAGCGTAAAATGGCAATCTATATAGAAGAATTTCTCTATCGCGGGAAGGCCCCAAGTTCAGGGGCCACTGAGGCATGGCATGTGATTTTAGGAAACGAAACCGACAACGGTTTCGGCGGCAAGGCTGTTGCTATATCGGACCCCATGTCGCCAGCGCAGGCGGCGACGGCCGGGTTTCCCTTGCCGGTGATCCTTGCAGCGATTAATACGGCTATTATGGACCAATTGACTGCGAGTCAGGCCCAGACCACCACCTTACAAGCTCAGCTTGACGCCTTACAAACCCAAAACGACCAATTGCACTCGCAAATAATAGCTTCAAAACCTGAATGAATCTTATAGCTCTTCTCAATTACGTTGCTAATCAGCCTGAGGTGCTGCGCCACGTAGCTCCGGGCTATGCCAATATTGATCTGACAGCATTCTGCACCAAACCCGGCAACTACATCATGGGCGATGAGGGCGGTTGCGTGATCTTCGCGCCCAGCACCGCCAACTCCACCGTCTACGAGATGCACTATCTCCTCACCAACGACATCCGCGGCCGGGATGCGCTCTATTTCACGCGCTTCTGCCTGGAATTGATGTTTACAAAGCAAGGTGCTACAGCTATTAGTGGTTTGACTCCTCGTGATAATCGTGCAGCTCGCGCGATGAATCGCGCTCTCGGTGCCCGGCCTGTCGGAGAACAGACAGACATTTTCGGCCGGCTCTGCATAAAATACGTGCTGGAGCGCGAACAATGGGTGCAATTCTCGGCGGCATCATCGGCGGTGTCGGTTCACTAGTCGGTGGCGCTCAGGCGCAAAAAGCTGATCTGACCGGCTTCAATTACCTGTCAAACAGCCCCATTGGCAAGACTTACCTCCCTGCCGGAGCGCAGGCGATTGGGCAGGAGTCTGCGCTCCTTGGCGGCGGCACGCCCCAGGCGCAGCAGCAGGCCGCTGGCGCGTTTCAGAACTATCTCGGCTCTACAGGCTACAATTTCCAGATGCAGCAAGGCCAGCAGGCGGTCGCTGGCAGCGCCGCAGCTAAGGGCATCCTTAACTCTGGCAGCACTGCGAAGGCGCTGACACAGTACGGTCAGGGCCTAGCCGGGCAATCGTTCAACAACTACCTCGGTCAGCTTGGCGGCGTGGCACAGCAGGGCCTCCAGGCTGGCGGCCAGATCGGTCAAGCAGGTACGCAAGGCGGCACTGCTGCGGGCGGCGCGGCGCAGTCCGGCATCACGTCAGCTGCTGGACAAGTCGGCGGCATGTTCGCTAATAACCCACAGCTCACCAACTGGTTCGGGAACATCTAAGATGGCCGACGAAACCGCCCAAGGCATCGCATCCGCTGGCGCGCTCAAGGATGCTGAGCGCAAGGCCATGGCCTACAACGCGCTCGCCTCCACCTACGGTCCCGCCGCTAATGACCCAGAGGCGTGGGGCAAAACAGTGCAAGCTGCGGGCGAAGAGGCGCAGCTGCCATACAAAGGCCCACAGGCCGCAGCGAACCTAGCGCAGACCGGTGCGCAGACCAATTATCTGGGCGCTGAGACGCGCCATACGACGGCGCAGGCGCAAGGCGAAGAGGCGAAGCTGCCTTATGTCGGGCCGCAGGCGCAAGCGTCGCTGGAGGAGACACAGGCTAGGACCGGACTTACTGGTGCGCAAGCAGAGGAAGCCGGCGCCACGACCGCCAAGACAGCGGAGGAGACTAAGTACGTCGGGCCGGAGGCCAAGGCGCGCATCGCGCAGCAGCAAGCGTCAGCAGGCGCGCTCGGAGCGCAGGCTGAGTCTACGCGCGTCGGTACGGCTGGCGTTATCGGTGAGCGCGACCGCGCCGCGGCCTATGGTATGCTCTCCTCGCTCAGCGACACAGCGGACAATGGCGGCGATGTAGGCGCCGCGTTCGACCAAATGGCGCCGCAGATCGCGCGCATGGAGGGTGTGGACCAGAACCACATCCAGCCGCTGCGCGATATGTTCGTGCAGGACCCCAAGGGGACCATTGAGAAGCTGTCGGCGGCTATCGCTGGCAGCTCAGCTGCGTCTATGAAGCCAGACGCCAACGGCGTCACACCTGTGCAGAAGCGCGCGCAGATGGTGGAGGCGATCTCCACGACGCGCTCGCGCACATCTGCGGTGCCGGACACGATTGACCAAGCACTCGCGCTTATCCCTAAGATGAGTGGCAGCGCGATCATTCGCTGGGCTGCCATGCACGGCTCGCCGGGCGGCGCTGAAGGGCAGTTCTCCGCTCTGCTGGACAATCTGAAGGACAATATGGCGCTGACCGAC